GAGTAACAAACGAACTTATAATTACCAAACCGTGTACGTAAATTTCCATGTAAGTCTCCTTCATATTTAAAATCATCTACATCAACTGCACACCAACTTGACCACATTGTTACATTATCATTTTTACGAGTAGTATCAGGTTTATAACAAGCCGGTGACATTAGTGGAGCATCTTTCTTTGATTTGATTCTGCGTTGTGCAAGACCATACAATGCTTTTTCAAAACCATCAAAGTTTTTGAATGTTAATTTTTGAGTAGTTTTATTATCAAAAATACTATTGAAAAGAGTCAGAGATATTTCCACAGTTATCCTCATGTACTGGTCCTTGCCAATCATCTGGTTTCATTAAATCCGGCAATCCAAGTGGATTAGGTCTACCTTCTTTAATACCAACTTCTTTTGACATGTTAGCTTTATATACTTCGTCCCATGCTTTATTTGCATCAACACCAAATACTTCTAAAGTGCCGATAGCAAAAACACATAGATCAATTATACCATCGACCATTCCTGGTGCATCTTTTAGTTCAAATGCTTCTTTTGTTTCATCAAGTTCTTCTTGCATCATGCCAAGTCTAAATTCCATATACTCTTTTAATTTTCTAATTGGAACATCAGATTGTTGTTCAGCTTGCATCCATTTATTAACACCATACTTTTGGTGCATAACGATCATATCGTGAAACCAGTTTTTACTCATACGAAAAAATCCTCCAATGTTGTTTGTTCTTCGGCTGTCCATCCGATAGAATGTAATATTAAGTTTAGTGGTTCTATAAAAGTTTTTTCAAATTGTAAATCATAATCAACATACTTATGTAACTTTAATTCTTTCGGTAAAGCTTCTTGAAAAGATATTACATTTTCTTTGATTGGATTAGGCAATTTAAGATAACAGAATTTAATTCTATTACCATTTGTAATTAATTCATATTTATTTTGCAGTTTATTAAATTTAAGATGTTTATTGAAAAGTAATGAACCTCTAACATGTATTGGACAACTTTTCTTGTAAATTGTTTTGTGATCATACCAATCAGTAATATTTGAAACTCTTCTTGGAAAAGCAACCTGTTCAGGTGAAAGAGTTTTAAATTCATTACGAAAATCTTGAATAAACTTTTGTGTTTCTTGTTGTGAACCTGATATAATTAAGTTAAATGCTTTTTTAAATTTATCACGTACAACTTCAGGTGTAGAAGACTTGATTGCTTCAATACCCATAATTTTAAGTTTAGGTTCTTTATATTGAATGCCTTCATTATTATGTACATTTAAAATATATCTTTTCTTTGCAGTCCATATACCGCTATCGGATATACCTTCCCTAGCCATGACCATTCTATTTTTATGAGCATTCATATTTTGAAATAATTTTTCATATGACTTTTGTAACACTGGTTCAAAATGTTCTTTACAAATTTTATCTAAGAAGAATACAGGATTTGTTGGAGATAATTTTTTAACAAGTGGACCAAAGTTAACATATAAAGAATCCGTATCAATTGCTACAACATAATCTTTTTCAGTATGTAGTAATTTATTCATTGCAGCATTCATTGCCTTTTCAGCCCATTGGATTGCAAGTTGACCTGATAAAGTTACACCTTCGGCAAGCCTGATATCGAAATAATGAAAGTGTTTGTTACCTAATGCACCATATAAACTATTAAGTAGAATTTTGATGGCCAACTGTTTATTTTCAAGTGTAACTATTTCTTTATCGAGTTGAGTGGTATAACCTTTTTGTATTTCTTTTTGTGCGGCTAATTGTAATTTTTTTACAGATACACGTTCATCATAATATTCTTCAATAATTTGTGGAAGTACACCGTCAATATCTTTTCGATATGTAGAACCATTGGCTGCAACTGAATATTCACCACTTACAGTTTGTCCACTAAGATAATAACTAACATCATTCATTTGAGTATTATCGGTTAAAGTTTCTGGTGACATATTATATTGTACAATTAAGTTTGGATATAGTGAATTTAAATCAAAAGAAACTATCCATTCATGTCTACCGACTTGTGGTTCTTTAACATAACCACCGGCAAAAGGTCTGTATGGTTTTTCTTCAGAACTTAATGGTACTACAACTTTATTTGCATTAAGTTTACGATAAATGATTGATTCCCATATTGCAGTAACACCAAAAGTATCTTGATAGTTGACACCACCTTTATACGCTATTGTAAGTGCCAATGTAATAAGACCCATCTTTTCTTCAAGCCTATCAACTAATTCAACATCTTTCATATTATAATCAATATACTTTTGATGATCTTCTTTGTAAAGATTTTTAAGAGAACCTTCTTCTTCATAAGAAAGTTTCTTTTCACCAAGTACAACATAGGCAATGTGATTTAATGCATATGATTCTTGCGGACCATATGTATAACCAAACTTTTGAAATAATTCCATATAATCAAGTGTTTGTATGCCGGGTATTTCGTATACATCATTTTCACTACCACGCCTTACAATTTTTCTATGTTCTAGTTGTAACTGCCATGGAGATAGTTTATTGATTTCATGTATACCTAATACTTTTGCCATACGATTTACGATGTATGGTATATCAAAAAATCGAGTATTCCAACCAGTAATAACATCAGGTGTATTTTTTGGATCTGACCAAAACTCAAGAAACTTTGATAGTAGTTCAACTTCATCTTTACATTTAACATATCTTACTGGCTTTATTAAAGCTTGAGATTCATTGAAGTCACCATAACCCCAAACACGATATAAACCACTTTTACTTGATTTAAATGTTATTGCAAGTATTGATTGACTTGCTTCATTTGGATGTGGAAAGCCAGTATCATAATCTGTTTCAATATCTATTGTACCAACATTAATAAAGTCACGTCTAAATTCAATATCACGTGGATATCTTTCTGTAACAAATTGTTGAGTAAATTTTTTATTACCGTATATGTTTCTACCTGAAACATCTATGTTTTGTTTTAACCATTGACCTGCTTCAAACATACTTTCAAAATCTAATGGTGCAACTGAATTGCCATCAAGTCCAGTCCATTCGGTTTTCATCTTAGAAGAAACAAATAATTTTGGTTGGAAATATTCTTTACGTGAAAATCTTTCACCGTTGTCATAATAACCGCGGTGAAGGATAAAGTTTTTATAACGTAATATGTTAGTGTAAAATGCCATTAGAATCCTGGGTTAGTTTGTTTTGGACGAAGATGAGGCCAATCGTTAGTGGACCAAGCCTTTATGAGGTTTGGTACGTTTATATTATAAGTTGATAGTTCTTTTTGGTTTTTTTGTAAATATAAAATTTTGTTAGGTATTGTTGGTTGTGATTGAAAATTAATATAGTGTTGTTGTAATTTAGACATAAGCTCTCCTTCAATTATAGATCTATTCTACCACACTTTTCAGTAAAAGTAAAGGAGTTTATGTTTAACTTGTTAATTAAACTGCGAATGATTCGCCACAACCGCAGGACGCAGTTGCATTTGGATTTATCACTTTTAAATAAGAACCACCTAGTTCTTTTACATAATCTATTGTACATCCTAAAACAAACATTTCTGCCATGGGATCAAGAACCAATACATCATCAATTGGTTTACCCCATTTAACGTTTGGCCAGTTCTTTTTATAATCCCAAACGTATTGAAATCCTGAACATCCTCCGCCTTTTACGCCAAGTGTTATATAATCACCATTGGCTATACTACCTAAATATTCTTTAGCGGACTCTGTTAACTGAACCATTTGATTTTGCATGGTAAGCTTCAAAACTTACTTCTGGGTAATCTTTTTGTAATGATAAGAAAGCTTTTAAATTTGACTTAGCATCATCAAATAGTCTTATTCTTTTATAAATCTTTTTATCTAAGTACTTTTTAAAAATAACTTTCTTATTATCTGCAGCCGGTCCACCGCCAAGGTTACCAGCTCTTTCAACATAAATTTTATCTATATCAATTCCTTGTTGTCTAAATGTATCTAGAAATAATTTTTTATTATCAAAGTTAGGTCTTGCCGTAACTATTATTACTTTACTTCCGGCTCTTGTAGCATTTTTAAGAATTGCCTTAACTTTGTTAATCATTCTTGCGATGGGTGTTGACGTCCTGTTAAATACTTTGGCGTCTTTGAATTCGCCGAAGTCAAATTCTTCTCCAGCTTTTTTCTTATAAGTATTAAACTGCTGGTTATCCAGTTTCTTAATGACTTTACCATCTTTAACTACCTTTACTTTTGCTTTAGTTATAAACATAGTCTCATCAACGTCAAACATTGTAAGACCTTTTCCTTGTGATTCTAATAAAAATGTTTTAAATTTTACCATTATAGTTATTCTACCACATTTTTGACTAAATGTAAAGGACTTTTTTACTTTTTATATATTTTTTGTATGTAGTCCTCAAACTGTTCTACTTTTTCTAATCTATTTGGCCAGAGAATGTATTCTTTTTCTGGATTCTTTTTAAGATTATTAAGTAAAGGTGTTATTGCATTGTATAATTTATCTAATTTTTGTTGTGCAGATGTTGCCGTCGTTTTAGTTTTCTGTACTGCTTCTAACTCATCTTCAGTTACTGCAGTAAAACCAAAATCAAAATCTAAATCATCACTCATGCTAAAGCCTTCATTCTAGATACAAGTCTTCCAGCTCTATTTGGAACTTGTCTATACCATGCAGAGTCAACCATTTCGTCTGCAGCTTTCTTCCAATCACCGGCATCAACACCAGCTTTCATACCTTTAAATTTTGAAAGTCTTGGTCTACCAAGATTAAACATCATATTAGCTATTATTAGTTGAGCTTCTTCAGGCAACTTGCTGAAATTGCCATATAGTATTGTGCAGTCGTTAAGCACTGATTCAACGTCTTTGTTGAAGGCTTCAATGACTCGATCTTCTGAGACAGGTGTTCCAATTTCTTGTCCATGTTCTGGATCTGTATCCCTAACCAAGTGGCCAATACCAAAAGTAGGATAACCGAGGTGATCGTTATATATTTCATACTTAACTCCTTCATCCACTTCAAGTTCTTTTCGTAACTGTTCTATATTCATAGCATACCTCCTATAAATTACTATTTATAATAAAAAAGGCGGGCAAAACCCGCCTTTCTCTATTTGGATAAGTAGTCGTTTTCTTCTTCAGTGTAAGGCCACATTAGTACTTACCGTGATATTCATCGATAGTTCTATCATTCATTCTTTGCAAAATTTGACTATATTCTTTTTGCTGATGAAAACCTAAGTGTATTAATTCTCTTGCAACACGTCTGTTTGCATTCATCTGCATTCCAAACTTAATCTTTTTGAAAGTTGTTTTGAAGAAAGACGCTACTGCGTCGCAGAAACTGCATGCATAAGCAGTTATGGTTGTTGTTGTCATTTAATCCTCGTTAAATTATTTAATGTTAATTGTACGAGGCTGCTTCTCTTCCGGTAAAACTACTTCTAGTTTGACAGTTAAAATTCCATCCGTTAGATCGGCACCAGTTACTTCGGTATATTCCGACAGTCTGAATGACTTTTCAAATTTACGTCCACTTATTCCTTTGTGAACATATGCATCTGCTTCTCTACGTTTATCCCTATCTCCTTTGATGGTAAGGATATGTTCCTTCACCTTAATCTCAATATCTTTTTTATTGAACCCGGCAACAGCCATCTCGATGATGTACTTATTATCGCCGTCTCTTACAACATTGTGTGGTGGGTATCCATCGTTTGCATGTACATGTATATCTTGTAATGCATCGAAAATATGGTCAAAACCTAAAAAAGCGTTTCTTGGGAAAACAAAGTTTCCAGTCATAGTATCCTCCTGTTAAGCAAGGTTAGTTATAGCGGACCCGAACCATTCGGCATCCTATAATATATATATAATACTTTTTTTTTAAATGTACATAGTTTGTACAAACTTTTTTTTACTTTGAACCGTTTCCAATATTATATTTTGGACATAACTCCCATTGGTCTTTATCTTTAAAAGAAATAATCTTTATTTGCCTTAAAGGCGCAATAGGTTGTAGTTTATCTTTATTGTCAATACTCAGTAAACCCCAATCACTCATTAATGTTGCGATTGTGTTTCTTCTTGCTACATCATTTTCTTCTAAGTTAGATTTCTTTCCGTCAAGTAAGAATAATTCTTTGAAGTGTACAATGAAGTATCTTCCTTGTTTATGAAGTATATGACAGGATTGATAAAGTTTATTGTCCTTACGAGATGCTACACCAATTCTTGTTAATGTTTCTCGTACTTTTAAAAAATCATCTGGTTCATTTAAAGTGACTTCCAACATATTGTTTGGATTCCACTCAATTATATTATTTTCTTCCACCGGTTGTTACCTTACGTTTCAATTCATTAATATGTTCAGGACTTAGAAGGGTTAAAACTTGGCGGGCTTTTTCGTTGCTATAGCCATAATATTTTTTAACTGCATCCAAATCACTTATTGTTTCTGGTTTATACCATTTGGAAAACCTTTTACGTTTTCTAATTATATTTATAAAAAAATCGAATTGTAAACGATTATCAAGGTGGTGGTTACGATTCATTTCATTTGCAGCTAATACAGTATCTGGAAAGTATGATAGTTGCCTATTTACCATATACGGTGCATAAGCTTTTTCCGTAATATCATCTATCATAATATTTTTCTTAGTGTAATTAATTGCATTTACAAATTCAAAAGGGTTCATAATAATTTATCTACTTTCTGTGCGTCAATTGTTTCAAAGCTACAATTATAAGAAATTATAGTCTTTTTTAATAATGTATTTGTATTTGATCTATGTATTATATATGCAGGAAATGTTATAAGATCACCTTCTTCTATGTCAATATCATCAATTATTTTTTTATCTAAGATGTCAAAGAATTGTGTCTTCATATTTGTATCTGGTAATTCTAAGTAATATATACTCGCAAAATTAGATTTGCCATGATTATGCCAATTGTGTTTATCATACATATAATATTGTTGAAACCATGCATGATGTACATTTGCTTCTTTACTCATAAAAAACTTGGCTTGTTCTTGTAAAATAGGTTCTATAATTTCAAAGAATAAAGGTAAATAAGTTCGAGTATGGTTTTCGTCTAAATGGTAATCTGTTCTTGAAATAAATCCACCATCGTATTCAGTGGAATCAGATTCATTGTTAACGATAAGATCCATTAACTTATCTTTGACTTCATTATGTCTTTTAACTTTATTTTTAAGAATAAAACTATTTAAGTGTTTGACTTCCATTTATTCTACTTTCTAACATGCTTTGTAATTCACCGACAGTTGGTACCACTACAGCATCCCACCATTTTATAAAAGCATTATAGTTATTGTCGAAGTATGATTCTTTTATAAAAGTTTGTATCTGATCACATTCAAACGCCATTGAAGGCTGTATCAAACTATGTGCTGATAATAACTCACACATTGCAAGTTGATTTACAAACTGATTTATCATTTCCATTTCACTACCCATTTAGTATCCTCACTATTCTTTGTGCTAATTCTCTAAACCAATATTCTTTGTTTCCTCTGGTTGTTTCAGCTGCAGTACCAATTCTGATACCACTGGTTTCAACAAAGTTACGAGGATCATTAGGAATTCCATTTTTATTTACAGTAATGCCATTTCTTTCCAGTAAATCTGCGGCACCTCTGCCTGAATATTTACTATCACTTAAATCTAATAGTATTATATGACTATCTGTTCCACCTGTTAATACACTCATTCCGTATTGTCCTAATGACAATGCCATTGCACGTGCATTCTTAACTACTTGTTCTGAGTATTCTTTAAATTCTTCTGTGTTTGCTTCCATAAAGCATTGAGCTTTAGCTGCAATAATATTCATAAGTGGACCACCTTGGGTGCCAGGGAATATTGCACTATTAATTTTTTTAGTTAAATCACCATCATTCCAAAGTATCATACCACCACGAGGACCACGTAATGTTTTATGCGTAGTGCTTGTTACCACATCTGCATAAGGTAATGGACTTGGATATTGATCACCTGCAATTAATCCACTGTAATGTGCCATGTCACAAACCAATTTAGCACCTACCATATTTGCAATGTATTTAAAACTTTGCCAGTTAATTTTTCTTGGATACGCACTGGCACCTGCAACTATTACTTTAGGTTTATGTATTGCTGCAATCTTTTCAATTTCTTCATAATCAATCAAACCATTATCATCAACACCATAAGATATTGCTTTATAAAATTTACCACTTAATGTTGGTGGTGCACCATGACTTAAATGACCACCACTGGCTAAGTCCATACCTAATATAGTATCACCAGGATTCATTAATGCTTGATACACTGCAGTGTTTGCACCTACACCACTATGTGGTTGAACATTAGCAAACTGACATTTATATAACTTTGTTACTTGGTCGATTGCTAAGTCTTCAATCTCATCCATGTGATCACAACCATTATAGTATCTTTTACCAGAATAACCTTCAGCATACTTATTTGTAAATACACTTCCACATAAATCTTTTACAGCTTGACTTGCAAAGTTTTCACTTGCTATAAGTTCAATAGTATTATTTTGTCTATCGATTTCTTTATTTAAAATTTCTTCAACGGCTGGATAAATCATTTACTAACCTTTCTGCTAACGCCATTCCCATAGTCCATCCTAAATGACCTGCACCACTATTAACCCATAATCCTTTTGATTTAGTAATTATAGGTAACATATTTGGTGTCATAGGTCTTAAGCATGCCCATTCCTCTGGTCTTTCGTCTTTTACAAAAGTATTATTTCTAACCCATTTTCTTAATGGTTCAATCCTATCTTTTCTTACTTCATGATTCCATCCAGCAAGTTCAGCTGTTCCGGCAACTCTAAAAGTATTATTACTAAATGGTGATGCCACTATTTTTGCATCATCATCTAATACTGAAGTTGTAGGTGCATCTGTTTCGTGATGATAAGTAATTGAATAACCTTTTATTGGATATATATTCAAACTTGGAACTAACAAACCTGTGTAAGCACCTGCACATATAACTATCTCATCAAACTCTTTTTTTAGTTCAGGTATACTTTTTGCATAATCTCTTGGAGCAGACCAAAACTTTTCATCTTCGGTTCTAACTATTTTATTTACAGCAATTCTATAATCGTAATTATGATATAAGTAATTCGAAATTTCTTTACAAAAAGTATGTATGTCTCCAACAGAATCACCTTTTGTAAATGTTGCACCTACAATATCTTTTGTTTTGATTCCGTACTTTAGTAAGTTACCTTTTTTAACGACTCTACCCCAACCGGTATCTTTAAATCTTTCAAGTGTTTTCTGTGCTTTATGCCATGACTTATCATTTTTATAGATGTGTAATATACCACAATCATTTTGATGAAAGTCAACACCAAGTTCTTTGATAAGTTTTTTCAGTAACTTTCTTGAACGTAAACTATATTCTATTGTTTTACGAGTGTTATAGTCATATTTGTTTGTTATAGTTGCACCAATAAAACCAGCAATCCATTTTATTTTTTCCCATGACCAATGATCAGGCCTGAATGCTAGCGGAGCATCAGGTTGTGTCATCCACTTTATACCTTTAGCAATATTACTATAAGTATTCCAAACTTCTGCATTACACACAGAAAGTTGACCACCGTTGGCATAACTACATTGTTCAGCTATGCCGTTAGGATCAAATAATCTTACTTTATAATCTTTTTTGGCTAAGAAGTATGCAGTGGTTATACCGGCAATGCCACCACCAACTATAGCGACGCTTTTCTTACTGACCAATTTTCTACTCCGCCTATATAGTTTTCATAATCAAGTTCTGCACAAACATGTTCATATGTCAATTCAGTTGTAGGCATCTTATTTAGATGTGTGTTATGCCAATAAAGTTGAGGCACTGTACGATGTCCTTTTTCTTTTAAGAAATCTTTTGCAAACAAATCATGACTTATGTTTATTTCTCTATAGTCAAAGTTCCATTCAGACAATTTCTTTTTCAATAGTTTACAATAACCGCAGTCTTCTTGTGTATATAAAGTTAATTTAAGTGAATTGTACATCTGACATTACCTCCGTTAAACAAGCAACCACATTGAGTTCATGGTCCGCTACAAATGCATTTTTATATTGATAATCTCCTAAGATTAATACGAGTTGTGGAATAGATTGTGGTGCAACCTTTTCACCCATTCTATCATACATGGCTCTAAAAATAGCGGTTGCATCAGTATCTATATTATTTACTACCCATGAACGCATCTTTTTAAAATCTTTATTTTTCAAATAAGTGAAAAGTTCATCATAGTTTTTATCACTAGTTACGTTAACGATACCACTATCAATATTACCATTAACAGAATATCTTTGTAATTCATTAAGAACTCTACGCCAGTCCGGTGCAAACTTCATAAGTAAATCTGCAATGGCTGGCCTTGAATGACTAACACCTTCATCTTCAAGTATTTTACAAATACGATTTAAGAACTCACCACATAATGGTGCCATATCTTTTTTACTGGTATTAAATTCATATACACCACATCTTGAATGTAATGGTTCAATAATCCTGTTTTTAAAATTACAGGTTAGTATGAATCTACAGTTGTTTGAAAATTCTTCGATGAAACCACGAAGTGCAGGTTGTGTTGATTGTGGATTAAGATAATCCGCTTCATCAAGTATTACAACTTTGTAATCACCGGACAATGAAACCGATGAAGCAAATTGTTTTATTTTAGTTCTGAGAGTATCAATATTACCTTCTTCAGAACCATTTATTAAAATATAATCACAGTTAAGTGAATTACATAATGCTTTGGCCACAGTAGTCTTACCAAGACCTGCAGTGCCAGTAAACAACATGTTAGGTAGCTCACCACCTTCGATTATTTTTTGAAAAGTTTCTTTTAGTTTTTTAGGTAGTATAGTATCATCTATAGTTTTAGGACGATACTTTTCAACCCATAAGTATTCATTAGACATTTTACGCATTTCTCCATAACAAATAAAATAAATTCAATCAAGCGTAAATTACTTTTTATCTTTATCTTCTTTAGCAGGTTCAGCTGCTGGAGCTTCCATTGCTTTTTCTTGTTGAATAGTTTCACAAAGTTGAACTATTTGAATACATTGATCTCTTAATCCACCAATGGTTGATAGTTCCTCACCTTTAAATCCACCACGCTGTGTTACCGCATCGATAACAGCAATGGTACTTCTTGACGCTTTATTTGAAAGGTCGAATAATTGGTCGTTATTGCTTGTCATTATTAAACTCCGTAAGTTGACGATTTTTCAAGTGCAATCCAATATTTTACACTTAATTCTTTATGTGAAAATTGTGTAATTAGTTTTGAAGATATTTCAACATCATAATCACCGGGTAAAATTTTCAAGTTAGATATATCTATAATAAAATTAAAGACTGCATCTTGCTTGAACTCACCATCAATATCAATTGAAAAAGCATTTGATGTTGAGTTTTGGTTTTCAACTATTGACAAACTTAATATACCATCATTTGCTTTAATCAATAGTTCTTTATGACCTAAAGTTGATGCAGCCTTTTTAAGTTTATTTAGTGTATCATTATCTAATGTAAACTTTACATCAGGTTCAGGCATTGATACATCTTTAGTTGGTGCTGTTAAAGTTTCTTCAGCAGAATAAAAATACTTAACACTTGACCTACCTGATTCATCTGATATCATAACAAAGTCATCATTAAAATGTAAGCTTGGATTATTAACTAAACCAGTTACACCAATGAATTCATTTAAATCATATATGCCAAAGTCTTTGACAAACTTTTCAGGTATTTCAGCTTTAGCCACGACATTACGTGCTTCACTAATAGTTTTGATTGGACTATCCGCTTTAATCAAGATGTTTTGATTAATTGACGAAAAGTTTCTAAGGATGTCCAAAGTGGAATCGCTTAATTGCATTATATACTCCTTCTTAATTTTAGTTTAATTATACCACATTTTTTACGAAAAGTAAACATTTAAATTTTCATTTGAGAGAAATTTCTTTCTTTCACAAATTCAATCTTGGATTCAAACTTACCATCAAGTATATCGCCTTTATGTGATATAATAAATGTATTAGTATCTTCACCAAGTGTATTTAATATTTTTAATAAGTTTTCAACGCCATCATGATCTAGTGATGAGTCAAAGGTTTCATCTAATAATAATAAATTAGTTGCAACCGAGTTTTTCATCTTTGCTATTTGACGCCATGTAAATAACAATGATAAATCTATTCTTTGTTTTTCACCTTCACTAAATGATTCATATGTAAAGTCATCACGGTATCTTGACCTGATAGTTTCTTGAAAGCTTTCATCTAAATCGAATGAAACAAAGAAATCAAGTACCTGCAAATGTTGATTAACAAGTTTATTAATTGCAGGTAAATATTGTTTTATTATTTTAGTTTTAATTCCAGTGTCTCTTAACATTTCTCCTATGACACCATTATAATTAAACTGTTCAGTAACTTTTAATTTTTCTTCTAATAAATTTTCTTTTTCTGTGGAAAGTTTATCTAGTTCAAATCTTGCACTTGATAAATCAGCAGAAACTTCTTCTTCAAGGTAAGTTTTTAAATCTTTATTACTTTGATTGAGTGAAGCTATTTCCCTGTTATTAGAGTTAATTGTATTCGTTTTTTCATTAACTTGTTCAATTATTTTTTGCAATGATTGTATTTCTTGTTCAATTGTCTTATAATCACTTTCAATCATTTTAAGTGTTGATTCAATTTGATAAGCTTGATTTTTAGTTTCAAAAACTAACTTATCTTTGTTTTGTATAGGTTGTTCACAGGTAGGACATTCATCATTACTTTCTAAAAACAAACCTCTTTTAGCAATTGTTTTTAGTTCTTGTTTTTGTTCTGCTCTAAGAGCTATGACATTATTCTTTTTATCTTGTAACTTAGTTAAATTTAAATCACCTTTGTTTTCAAGTTCATTACTTAATTTATTATTATCTTCTTGTAATTTTTGTATTTTTTCTTCAGCACTTTTAATTTGTTTTTCATACTTCTTTTTATTTTCAGTGGTTAATGCTGCAATATCACGAATATATTTTGATTGTTGTTCTATTTTATTTTTAATTAAATCAACAGTATGATTGATAGTTGACATCTTATCTTTTAGTACACTATTCTTTTCTTTTAGTATTACATTCATTTTTGAAAAAATATTAATGTCCAGAAGATCCTCGATTACATCCCTACGATGTCCAGCATTGAGTTGCATAAAAGGTATGAAGGAGGAAGAACCTAATACAACAACTTGATGGAAACTCTTATGGTTGAGTTTCAGAATGTTTTGTTCAAGTATCTTCTGGTATTCCATTGCGTGTGATGATTGATTAATCATCTTGCCGTCTTTCCATATTTCAAACACATTTGGTTTGATTCCTCTAATTATTTTAAAATTAGAAGTGCCTACAGAAAATTGTACTTCGACTAAAGCATGCTTTTGATTTATTGAATTTACGAGTTGTGCTTTACTAATCTTACGGTGTGGTTTACCAAATAAACTAAAAGAAAGTGCATCAAGCATTGTAGATTTACCAGCACCATTATGACCTACTACTAATGTTGATTTACTTTTTCTTAAATCTATTTCTGTAAATGTATTGCCTGAAGAAAGAAAGTTTTTATAACGAATATTTTTAAATACGATCATGCTATTTCAAGTGCCTGTGCTTCTGTCATTAGTTGTCTCATTTCAACTTTTATTTTATTCTTATCTAAGTCTGTATCAACGGCGTCAATATATGTGTCAACTATTTCAGCCGTATCTTCAAAACTCATGTGTTCATCTTCAACATTAGCACCGATAAATTCATTAAAGTTTTCAGCAATCTTTAATTCATAAATTTTTTGGTTTTGTATGTTATCAATAAATCTGTCAAATATAAAAGGATCGGTTTTATTTACTACAATGACTTTTACAAATTTATTAGTTAAATCTTTATTATAATTATTATAATCTATTTCTTCATCATTGTAAAGGATTTTTTCAAATAAAGTATGTGGATTTCTTATCTTTGTCATTTCTCTTGTTTCAGTATCAAGTATATGAAAATACTTAGCATCATGTGCATCCGACCAAAAGAACTCCATTTGTGAACCAAGATACCAGATATTATCTTTCTTTGAAGAACAATGGTAATGACCACTTAATACCATTTCAAATCTTGAAAAGAGTTTCGGATCCATACCGTGTTTATTAGTTAATCCTCTCATCACTTCAAACCCATTAAGTTCAAGATGTGATCCTATCCAATCTGCTCTACAATCTCTTATAAAGTTCATACATAAATCATAATTATCTTGACATATCCAAGGCAATAATCCAAGTTTCAATGAATCATATTGCATAACTGTAGGTTCCATAATAATATGGACTTCATTCATGTAATGACCTAAACATTCTTTCAATGAATTAAGTTCATTTGTATTTTTATAAAATGTATCATGATTGCCCGGTATAATATCCATTGACATACCGCGTTTACGTATTTGATCAAGAAATATTCTACGATTATGATTCAATGCTTTGAAGTTTACAAATTTACGATGATCATAGTAATCACCAAGATGTACTATTTGTTTTATACCATGCTTTTCACATTCCGGAAAAAACACGTCATTATAAAACCGTTCAGCGTTATTTAAAAAAATTTCTGAAGAGTTACGTATACCGCAATGTGTATCATTCAGTATCGCTATCTTCATTGCATAAACTCACTTAAATCTGAATCTGCTATTTTACTTCTCCTACGTTTTCTTTCTTTCTTAACTATTTCTTTCATTTCCATATCAGTGTTACGTACTCTTTGTATTCTATCTTTCAGTGTATCTACAAAGTGTGCTGCCACATCACTACCAACTGCTTCATCACCGATATCTATGAAATTTTCAATGCCTGATTTTGTAAGATATTTTAATTTAATATCTTGTTGTTTCTTTTCTTTTGTTATTCTTCTTAAAAAAGCAAACCATGTTATTTGCGTAAAGTAAGCGAAAGCGTTTGGTTTACCCGTTCTTGTTGCAGCTTCTAAATTATAATTTGATATTGCCTTCAAACAATTTTCTACTGCATCCATTACCATCTCTTCTCGATAAGTGTATCGAATAAAGTTTGCTTTATGAGATAATCCTTCAGCTATTCTTAAAAAACATTGTGCTATGTAGTCAGGTACTTTAGGTAAACTTATTTCTTCCTTTCTACATTCTTCTAATTTTCCAACGTAATCAACAACAGCCTGTGAAAACTGTGCATTGTTAACATAGTGGATGCTCTTTTTCCGTGCCATACGTAATCCTTTATTTTATAGTATTATTCTACCATACTTTTGCAGAAAAGTACAATATTATTTTTTCTTCTAAGAAACGAAAAAAACGGTGTACAAACGGTAAAAAATGTGGTAGAATAAGATAGTATATCTGTGGAAGAGGGGATATACCCTAATGCACAGTATCTTTAGGTTTGAATTTTATTATGTTACTTACCGCGGAATCGGTGTATTTTTCATCATCTTGTGCAAATCTTCCATATTTTTCATCTAACCAATCATCTACTTCTTCATCGGATAAATGTTTTGTTTGTTCGTTTACTTCGTCTAAACTAGCCCAGACACCTTTTCTTTTTAAAGGTCCTTTGGCTAAATCACCTCTGATTGCTTTCAAACATGTATTATAATATTTTAACATCGGTTTTGTAGGTTCACTGGTTACAATAACGTGTGCTGCATTCAGTGAATGTAAATAATCTGGATCATCTTGAAATGACATCCACGGTCTTAGCGCAAAAAATCTTATGCCTCGTGAATAATCTTCTATACTTACTATCTTTAGTGCTTTCTTTATTATGATGTCATCTGATTCTGAATCATGCCATTGTTGAACTTCACAAACTATTTCATCATTGTTAGTTAACTTAAATTGTTTTACTTTGCTCATAGCTGCACCTTATAAGTTTTATGTGTAAATTTTTCTCTACCATAGATTCTAAGTCTTTCATCTGCATGTAATATCCCGTAATTCTTTCTTGACTTCCAGCTTATATCATCTACAATATCATAAAGTGTTGTGTTCTTGCCGTTATCCGTTTTTCTTAAACCTCTACCAATACTTTGTAAGACTCGTATTTGTGATTTAGATGGAGAGGCAAAAACAATATTATGTAGATTCCTAATATTTATACCTGTACTAAATGTACCGAGTGATGCAACTATAATAGAATTTTTTTGTTTTTCAACTATCATACGTATAGCTTCTCTATCACTGGTTGCAGTATTACCTGATACAAAAAATATCTTGCGCTTTTCATCGGCATGCATCTTTATATTTTCATACAAAGGTTTGCCGTGTTTTTCAACATAATTATATAAAACTAATGTATTACCTTTTAAATCAAGCGTTAACTTTCTTATAAAATGATTTCTTCTTTGATATGTTATTATATGTTTTATTTCATCTTGATATTTTTGTTTTCCAAAATTTTTTCTAATAGTATCATCATATTGTAAAACTATTCTACGTATCATTAATTTTGCAAGTGTGTCATCATCTTGTAAAGCTCTAGTGCTAGTTACACGATGTATCTTTCCAAATAAACCTTGTAATACAAGTTCATGTGTTAACGCACCGTCTAATGTACCTGTAGTGCCAAATCTATATTCAGCTTCAGTACATTTATTCATTATAGTTGTCAATGATTTAGATTTAAATCCATGACATTCATCACCAAATACTGCGCCAAATCTTGCAAACCAATCTTGAGGAAAGCGATATATTGATTGCCATGTACTTATGATGACTCTTTTAAATGAGTTTTTATCTTTACCTGAATATATTCTATGACAATGCCTATCTACATCATAACCGTAATCTTTAAAATCGTTATACATTTGTTCAACTAAAGATGTAGTAGGTACTATTATTAAGACATCTTTTCTTTTTTTATCAAATGCAGATAGTAACCATCTCATTAATACATATATGATTAATGATTTTCCTGAACCTGTTGGTGAAAGTAGTATGGCATTACGATGTTGTATACCATGACATACTGCATCAAACTGATAAGCTCTAATGTCAAATGGAAGTTTAAGTGCTTCAATAAACTTCATCATAAAGTCTACGTTAATCGAATTACCTTCGTTAGGATTACCGTATTCTGTTTCTTC